CTTCTATTATAGCTTCAGGGTCACATTCAAACACTAAACCTATGGTTTTAGGGCCAATTTTACCGTCCATTTTTGCACCAACCGTCTTTTGTAAGGCCCGTGATGGACGACGAATACCTGAGTTTACGGCCCAATCAAACATACAAAAGTCCACACCAGAGGGTAAATCATTAGCACTTACTTGATTCCAGTAGTTTTCCTTGTAAATATCCGATACATGCTCTATTGGTATGTCTTTTATCTCTTGTTTTGTAACAGATCGTTCCAAATACTTTTCATAAACCCTTTGCGTAATCCCTTTATTGGTTCTTCCACCAGGGTCATCAGGGTGATTTACGTACCCACCCTCGTGTTCCAGCAATCTATCTAGGCATACAGCGTAATTACTTGCTGCCATAGCCGTTTCGCCCTATTAACTCTTCTACTCTTCTTAAACGATCCTCATAAAATTCTAACCGTAAGGTCTGCTTTTGATCTGCTGGAGCGCGACCTTCTTCAATTTTTTCAGATAAACGGTCAAACTGCTCCCTTAACTGCTTAATAAGCATAAATTGCTCAGAATCGTCAGGCAAAGCCCCTAATTCACCTCTAGGCCAGCGAATACGAAACTCGTTGTTAGCTTCCACGCTTATTTGCAACATCGTCAAGGTAGTAGAGAGTTGGTTTAAACGCTCTGCAACATTAAAGTACCCCCAAACAGCTAACCCCGACACTAGAATAATAGTAATAATATTTCTAAGTGGCATTGCTACTGTCGTAGAATCATTTAAGCGCGTGATTCCGGTATCTTTATCAGCCATTTATGCTTACCTTACTTTTAGGTATTTACTTACTGCCCGATTACCAAACCAAAAACTCATTACCGCAGCAAATAAAGCTTGGGTTTCCTGTGACCACATCAATGTAACTGCATCCATCCAGTTTCCCCCGGAATTTAATACTTTAACAACAATTACAACCTCTGTCGCACAAAACATTAAAAAGAAGGCATAAGTAATAACAGGGCGAACACTACCCCGAATAGCATTGATAAATTCTCCGCCGTCAAGACTTCTATCATGGTCATAAATCCCGTGTGCTTCGGCTATATCAGCTTCTCTGTCTAGCTCTAATAAACGTAATTCAGACTGTTTTCCAGCCATTTCTAGCTGTAAACGCATCATTTCTAGTTTTTGGCTGTGTTCTTGTCTACGTTTGAAAAAGTTTAATACTTCAGGCAAAAACCCTGTTCCAAACCCTATCAAGCTTCCAATTAAACTCATCATTTTTTCTTACCCATCCAAGCGGAGACACCCATATAAGCGGCGACTACCCCTGCTTGTGCTATATAAAAACCACTTAATAAATCTGCCAGTGCATTAACACGAGGGATAGGGACAAGTGGCGTATATAAAGCCATACTGAAGAACACCATTGCGCCCATCGCAACCCAAGCCATGCGCCTTTGTGCATTGCTTTTTTCTTCTCGTAATTCTATTTCAAGTAATTCCCTAGAATTGTTTATTTCGTTTTCTTCTAGGGCTTTAGCAATTTTCTTTGCTGCTGCCGTGCGCTCGCCAGCCATTATCTTCTAATTCTGCGCTTAATACGACGTACCCGAAAGCACCGATCCATACATTGTTTAAACGCATAAATAGCGATTAAAACTATTGCTATCAGCGCTATGTCCACCCACCAACCATAACCTGTGTGTATGCTGTTACCCATAACGGATACAGGCGCGGTTTCTGGTTGAGAAGTTTGCTCTATAGTAACGGTACTCGTTTCTGGATTTACCGTTATGGTCTTGCTCATACTGTGCCTATGAATCTTTGTTTAACTCGCACAATAGGGCTATATTCTTTAGGGTATCTGTCTGCTTCCATAGAACGTATTTCGCCGCCAACTTTTTTCTTCTGTGCGCGTCGAGCCACATCTAGGGCAATAGCTACCGCTTGCTTTTTCGGTTTGCCTTCCCGCACAAGCGTTTTAATGTTTTGGCTAATCGCTTTCTGCGACGAAGAATTTTTTAAGGGCATCTCTACACCTTTTAAGCAATCGTAAACTTACCGCCGCGCAACGCTGCACCCATGCCACGACTTTTTCCCGTAGTGATTTTAGCCTTTGCCGTATTTGGAGTTTTTTCATTTACTAACTTTCCATAAGGTATGCGACCTTGATCGCCTATTTGTGCATAGTTCTGAGGTTTAGGGGCAGCGCCAGCAGGCGATCCCTTCCAGTGTACTGTAGCCATTTATCTATTCCTTTCCTTGGCACGAAGCCTTAATAGTTCACGTTCATAAGCTGCGTCAATACGATCTTGTCCCATATCCTGTTGAGAAGCCAGCCGCTCATTAAACTGGCGAGCGCGTTCTTGCACTTTAACCGTATCTAACTGATGCTCTGCTTGGTCTTGTGTTATGTTGGCGTTAACCTGCTGTTCTTTTATAGCCAGTTCTTGCTGTTTCAAGGCCACTAACGGATCGACTTGTTGTTCTTCTCCACCGCCTGCGACCTGTCTGCCTAACGCTTTTATGTTTTGTAACTCTTGAGCAATCAACTGGGCAACCATTGCTTCTATCATAGGTTGCATATCTTCCGTAGGCATTTGCCCTTGGTTTTGCTGCATTACCATTTCAATAGCAGTTTCTTCAGCTTTAATTTTAGCGTGATCCATAATGTGTTTTTGTAACGCCACGGCAATTTGTGGGAGCGATGCCACGATGGGTGAACTTCCGAATACCAAGTGAGCCATAATATGTGCGTCATGGTCTTGTCCGTCAAAGGCCCGTAGTTGTGTGTTTTCCAAAGAGTCAATGTTTTCTTGTGCAGGGTCTTTCGGCACAGGCTCATCTGACGAAGGAGGTCTAAGAATTTTATCTATGTCGCGCACCCCTAGCGCTTCGTACATCCTACGGAAAGCTTCATACGGGTTATGCAAATCTGGTGCTTGAGCCGCAAGTTCCATTTGCGTTTGCGCTAATAATATCCGTTGCGATTGTGAAAATACATTCGGGTTGGAAACAGGGATGATAGATACCCGATTGTCAAAATCTTCCGCCATAATAGTTCGGTCGGCGTTTTCTACCGTATAAGGGTATTCTTGAGGTAAATAGTCGGACATTACTTTTGCGAGTAATTTAAACTCTTGGCGCATCGCGTAATGCAGTCTTTTGTGTACTGCCGACATGACCCGCGAGCCTTGCTCCATCATTGCCATTGTCGTTCCAACAGGAGCGCCTTGATTACCGTCGCCCATCTTCAAATCTGTGATGGTCGCAAAACGATTGGCCGCATCTACGACAAAACCTAATAGTTGAAATAACGTCTGGTCTGGGCCTTTAAACGGCAAAGGCATCAAGCTTTCCCGTATAGTTCCCCCTGGTGCATCTACGTCACGGAACTCGCCCGGTTGTAGCGGATCAGCATCGTCCCTGATCCTAAGTCCACGGGCCTTGAACCCTGCGGGAAGATTTGAGAGCGTTCCTGCATCGATTAGCTGGCGCAACGCGGCGGTTGCTGTGCGAGATAACCCGCCGATTGTGTGTATCAAACCGAGGCCATAGAACCCAAATCCTGGAAGGAATTTGTAATGTACAAAATATTGTGTTTTCTTGCGTAAAGGATCGTCTTCCGCGTAATTACGCCGAATTGCCAGTACCTGACCGTTATCTTCACTGAGTGTTACGATATATGGTACTTGTATTCCCGTAGGCTCACCGTCTTTATCCGTATCTTCAAAACCGTCTAGGTCTAAATCAACGTGGCATTCTACCAGCGTACAGTCATAATCTATGTTTGACGCTTGAACGCCCTCGATATAGTCCATTTCCTTGCTTACCGCGCTATTGTCCAACGGGCCAGATTGCGACGGCATTACGTCAATATCCCTGTAAAAACCACTTACTTGCAGCTTTCTCAGGTCATTTGAGTTAATACGAGAGATATGTGTGATATTAGGGCAGGTTTCAAGATCAGATGTTTCATATGGAACAATCAGGTGTTCTGCGGGAACAAACTTGCTAACCGCCCGTCCTAACGACTCGTCATAATATACTTTCTTAAACGTAGACCCTGCTAACGGTAAATAAAACAGCATTTGGTCAAATTCAGGGGTGTATTCCTCCATTACATTAGTAATGTAGTAATTCATAAAGTCCTTGACACGGTGCGCTTGGGCTTCTTTTTCACGGGAAGGATCGCCCATAACCGAAGTTCGTACAGGACCACCAGCGGGTAGTAACTCATTAAACGCCTGTGCTTGAAATTGTGTGGCGGCTTCTGCCAATAACGGATGGGTTACACCTGTAGCACCACGAAACGGTTGCGTTCGCTCTTCATAATTAAATCCAAGCAACTCCAGCCCGTTTGCGTAAGCTGTTTCCCAATCGCCGCGAGAAGCTTTATTTGCTTGATAATCGCCCAATAACGTACTTGACAACGAGCCAAGCTGTGTTTGATCCATATCTTCGGCCAGATTTCGATAGAAATCGCCCTCATCTACACCCATAGCAGAAAAAGGATCAAAGTCTATGACTACACCGCCGTCTTCCTCGATTTGAATATCAAGACCCGCTGGCAAAACATCTTCTGCCATAACTTCAGTGCCACCCATTTCTATTTCTAAGTCGCCTTCGTCAATGGAGTTTACTACGTCCATTAAAGGGGTGTTTGGAGGAAGTGCCATGTTATACTACCATCCCTGCACGGGGTAAGCGGCGTTTCCGAAACATATTTCGCGCTACGGGGGCCAAGGATGCTACGCCGCCTTGGTTAAAGAGCCTCGGTCCACGGCCATGCATATCTTCGTAACGAGCTTCGCCACGTAATCTACCCATTTCCGCACGGGCATCTCGTTCACGGGCGGCTACCCGAAAGCGCTCGTCCCGCGCATCGCGGCCTGAATGATAACGAATACGATTCATTTCATCTGCGGCATCGTCCCGAACACCTATGACACGCGCTTGTTCATCGCGGATATTCCGCATAACATTTCCGCCACGGTTGTAACGGTGAGGCTCGCGTAAATCCATAATCCCGCCACGGTTCATGCGGTAGTCATCTACGTAACCGCCGCCGCTCATAGGCAGCATAGGCTGAGTGGTTTCGAGAGCGGGATAAAATATATCAGGGTATACTGTTGTTAAATCTACAAATATTCCGTCTGGGCCTGTATAACCGCGTGTCGGCTCCATGCCCATATTTATCTGGTTAAGCAAATAACTACGCCGTTCTTGAGGCGTAAAATGAAATAAAATAGAATCTTCGGGAGATATAGTAGGTCCGGGTTGTGTTATTGGATCAATTACTGGTGGTTCAACCACAGGAGGAGCAGGGTCGTACATGCTAGGGAAAGCTGCGCCATCTGAGTGTTGGGTATCTCCCCAGTTCATGCCTTCTAAGGCGTCTAGTGCGTCAATGTCGTCTTGACCGGGACCAGTTATGTTACTTACTCTAAAACCCATAAAGTTATGTTCTGGGCCGTATTGTACGTTTTCCCTACCAAAATCTATAGCGACTTGTGGGTTATTGACGTTATCCATTACAGCCTGTGCTACAGTTTCATACCCTCCATGCTCCGTATCGCCCGGCCCTGTTTGACTTAAATCAATGCCAAAAACGCCAGCACCACCAACGCCTTGAGCAACCGCATTCATACCTTGTGCTTCTACAGTGTCTCCCCACGTATCCCCGTATCCAGAGCCTTCATCCGTGGAGGCGCTATCAGCACCGCCTGAACTAGAACCAGTACCGTCATCAGTACCGTCACCTATACCGCCTCCCATACCATCGCCAATATCGCCAGCTTCGTCATTATCCATAACGGGGGACTCCTCTTCCATACCTCTTATCGAACATCTATTTAATCCTATTTTATACGTTTTCAATTTAGGCTGTGCGAATACGTCCCACTAATCCTAACACGTTATGGCCGCGCTCGACTACCCATACTTAGTAATCAGTAATAGCTCGGTGCGGGTGCGGCTTCCTCATCTTCCCAGTCATCCGAAGGTAACTGGATAAAGTTTCCCTGTCTATACCGCATCAACGCCTGCGTCGTGCTATCCACTAAATCGTCATATTCGCCGTTCGGAAACTGAGCGCATTCCTCAATCAAGTCCAAAGCCCACTGCTCGTCAGGCGCC